TATAGTTCCCCACTCAGCAGAAGCTGACGTACTGTTTCAATACAACAACACACTTTACAAAGTCCAAGTTAAAACCAAAACAAAGATAGAAAAGCACAGAGCAAACTGGCGGTTTGATATGCGTAGAGGATCGCACACTAAGAACCGTAGTTACGAGAACGGTGCAATAGACATCTTTGCCTTTGTCTCACTAGAACACATGAACGTGGTATTTCGTAAAGCAGACGATACCCACAGCGTTACGATTAAAGACGAAGAAATGAAAAATAACAAACCTATAGAAAACGTCTTACAACTACTTGGATCTTTAAACTAAGCACCAATACGCACCAATAAAGTCCCAAATACCCCTGAAACATTAGTGAATATACGGTTACGAAAAAAGTAGACAGATTAGGAATAAGTGTGTAATATGTTCATTGTAGTTAATTAAAACACACTTTAGTTCACTACAATGTTAATAACAACGGAGAGAAAAATGACATATAAAATTAGACTTAACCCAAAAGCAGTTGTAAAAAAATCAAATTGCTTGAAGTTTAAAATTTCACTAGAAGAATTAATAGAAACAGGCAATCAATGGCTGTTCTGGTATCTAACTGAATTATCAGTTGATCAGTTACTTAATTTTAAAACAAACAAAACCTACACTATTCAACCTCATTCAATGAACACATGGTGGATAAAAATTGAAAAACAGGAGGCGGCATAGGCCGCTTCAGCAACGGAGAGAAAAATGAAAGACATGAGAAGAAAACGATTCCCACAGTTACATAACTTCTTATATCAAATGGCTTACTGTTTATTGATGTTAGGATTTATGTTCTTATTTCTTTTTCAATTAGGGGCTTAACATGGAAACTATAACGAGAGATAAGCAAGTTCGTGGCTTACATCTCAGAGAGTTCCAATACAGCAAATCTTTTTACTTGGATTACACAATAGATGGTAAAAGACGAAAGGTTAAACTTGGCGAACTTACTGATAACTTTGGATGGAATGAGGCACGATACAAAGCGATAGAAACACGCAGTCAACCACAAGACCAACCAAAGCCACAGAAACTTAATATAAGCGATGTTTGGTCATTATGGAGGTCGGACATAGGTTTACAAAAAAAGTCTCATAAACACGACTTACAGATGTATAACGGGGTTATTTATCCATACTTTAAAGATAAGGATATTAGAACCATAAAATACTCTGATTTGAGATCCTTACATACTGACCTTACTAACAACAATGGTGCTTATCGTGCTAATGCAATTTTGCGTTTATTAAGAACATTATTTAACTACATGGAATCCGTTGGCGAGCTAACTCCAAACCCATTCCCCAAGAAGTTTCGCATGAACAAGGAGAACAAAAGAGTGCGTTACTTATCAAAAGAGGAGTTAGCTCGTTTAACAAACGTATTAAATGAACAAGCACCATTTAAACCCAAACACACAACTTTAATTTGGTTGTTGTTGTTTACTGGTGCGAGGATTGGTGAGTTGTTAAAAGCCAACTGGTCTGACTTGGAGGACAATGTTATAACACTTACAGAGCACAAGACAGATCACAAAGGCGAAGATCGTAAAATCTTTTTATCTAATCAGGCCATGCAGTTGATAAACAATCTGCCCAGAGATGGTGAAAAGATAATAGGTTTTACATCATCACCGCAAAGGTGGTGGAAGCGAATATTAAAAGAAGCAGAAATTTTTAATTTCCGCTTCCATGATTTGAGACACACCTTTAGTAGCCAAATGGTAAGCAACGGATTTACTTTAGAAGAAGTTGCCGGACTGTTGGGTCATTCCAGTACAGAAACTACAAAGCGTTACGCACATCTAATGCAAGATGCTAACCAACAAAACGCACAAAAGAATTCAGATAACATTAGCAAAATGATTATGGGAGGTGTGCAATGACTGAATTTAAAGATGCAGTAGAAAAGCAAAAAGGTTTGCAAGCTTATGAAGAGTGGGCAGAGCAAATACGCTACATACACTCTGATGGTTGGGATAATACCAGAACTGTCGTTTACAACGATGGGACTAGAAAACTTTACAATATAAAAACAAATCAGTTAATCTACGAAAAACCCAGAAACAAACGCAGAAGAGATTTAATTAACTCTAATGCTTTTTCTAGGTTTTTAGAAAAGATTGGCTTTTATGGAGAGAAAAATGAAACAGGAACTTGAACGTATACACAAAAGGTTGGATGAATTCTTAGCGCATACTGATGCTACAAACGTACCAGTAGATCAAATTGAATACGCTAGGGTAATTGGTGAAGCAAAGGATCGCTTAGGCGATGTAATACTGGAGATGAAAAATGGGTAAATACAAAGTAATGGTTATAGCCAATTCGTTAAACGATATTTTAACAGTACACAGCTTGGTTAAAGATCTACAAGAAGGCAAAGAAGTTCTGTTAAAAGATGGTTATTGTTTAGAAAAAGACATTACCATTGGTTTAAATATAGAGAAAGCGACATGATAAGTAAGAATTATAATTATTCTTTCTATTATAAATCTGACTTATATGATGAAGAAGTTAGATATAGATGGAAGAAAGAATACGAACATGAAGCTAACCATCATAAAACTTACAAGCCCAAGCTAAGTCATTTGGAAATCATTAGCGAAGTTCCAAAAGAACTAAGAGCTGAGATAAGAAAGGAAATCTACGAAGATATTATGCAAGCAGAGCACTAGATAATAGTGCTTCTGTGTCCATTGACAGCAAATATCTGCTTGGCTGTTTCGAAATCGATACCGTACTCCTCAGCGAGTGCGGTTATCTTTTGTCTTGAAGTATGCTTCTTCCAGTTTTCAATATTAATTAATTTTCTAACTGTCGTTGGATACTCTTGCCAATGTGTGATTTGCTCTTGCGTTCTGCCACAGTATTTACATTGGTTACTACCACCAAACGACGTACTGCCACACAGATTAACGCAAGGGTTATCTGCCAATGAAGTTGTATAGCCTTTGTGCATACTCATTTGTTTAAATGTGCTCATCTATACCTCCTTTTCTATTTGAAGTTCAAGTTCTAGGTAATGTATTGCTTTTTGTATATCTTCTTTTGCAGAACCTTTATTACCGGCTCGCAAGATATATTTAATTGCATTGGATTTGCACCAGGACAAATCTAATTTTTGTATTAGTTCTGCTGGTTGTACAGTTTGTTTAGTGTAGTGATCCCCTCCAACTTGGACATCCGTTGGTTTTTTGTCTCCCCACTCTGAAAGCGATCTGCCTTCTGTAATGTCATTCACTTTTTTGTTCATGTTCATTTTCATTCACAAACACTATTGCATTATCCTTACTTTTATAATTAGATACAACAGACTTTTGTTTTATTCTTTTCATAATAATTAATTTCTAGTAATTATTAATAATTTATTGACATTACAGATTATGCCACTAGGATATGCAAACAAACTTCTTAGGAGAAGACATGGAAGAAGATAAATACATAACAAGAGGAGAAGCAGCAAATTTGTTAGGTATCAGTAAAGGAACTTTAAGCAATTGGAAGTTAGCAAAGAAAGGGCCACCATTCTATAAAAGAGAAGATACCAAACGAGTTTTTTATAAGCTATCCGATGTTGAAGAATACAGAAGTAGAAATCTTAAACTGTACCAACCGTAGATAAAGGAGTTAAAGGAGAGAGAGTTGAGTCATAGTGTAATAAGCCCATCATCTTACGAGCGTTGGTATAACTGCCCCGCTTCTGTTTACCTTACCAGTATTTCAGAAGAACAACCTGTCAACGTGGCAGCTTTGCGAGGAACAATAAACCACGAGGCAGCTGAATCGTTTTTATACGGTAGAAGTAAGCCAGAAGATTTTTTAGGGACAGTACACAAAGTCTACGGTCATAAAATTATTATTGAACAAGAAGACTTAGACATCATACAAACTTACACAGATTACATACAGAAACGCTTAGAAGAAACGGGCGGTGAACTGTATTTAGAGCGCAAGTACAAATCAAGCGATGAAATACATCCTGAATTATTTGGTACTGCGGATGCAACAATCATTTATGGCAACAACATAGAAGTTATAGATCTTAAGACAGGTAAATGGAAGGTAGAACCTGACAGTTACCAACTGAGAATCTATATGCTCTTGTGCCTTGAAGAGTTTGGATCGGAAAAAACTGAAGATGTAATAACTACAATAGTACAACCTAAAGTTAATCCTAAGATTAGTTCAAAGAAACACGATCTAATGGATTTATTACATTGGGGTCTTAACGATCTAAAAGAAGCAGCACATCGCTGTTTTGAACCAGAACCTGAACCTTGTGCTGGCGATTGGTGTCGCTTTTGTCCAGCAAAAGAGTTTGTGTGTCCAATATATAACAACGGAGTCAATAATGAATGATGAAGTGAAACAAGAAAATGCAGAAGAAGAATACGTTCAGTTTGGAGATGGGCCTAAATTATTTGTATCTGACATGTCAGACGAAGCTAGGCAAATCTTTGAAGAGCGTAAAATTTTTGTGCAAAACAAAGAGGCGTTAGTTGCACAAGCTAACGTAGAAATTAGAAGAGTTGATTACTCTATTATCGGTTGTGAGGTTACTTTAAAAAACCTCTTAGATAGTGAAACCGAAGATAGCGTAATTGAAGTTGAAGAATAGGAGAGATTATGGCTTTTAAATTAAGCGATATAAAAAAGAAGATTGAGAAAAAAGCACCTCGTATCTTGATACATGCTACAGCCGGTATAGGTAAAACTACATTAGCAGCATCAATACCTGGTGTAATCTTCATACAAACCGAAGATGGTTTAGCTGGAGTGAGTGATGTACCTCATTTCCCTTTGGCTAAATCTTATGACGATGTTATGTCAGCTCTGCATGAGTTAGCTAACAATGAGACTGAATTTAAAGCCTTGGCAGTGGATTCAGTTGACTGGTTAGAGAGCCTCATCTGGGCAAAGGTTTGTGAGAATGAAAAGGTAGATTCCATAGACAACATTGCTTATGGCAAGGGCTACAAGTTAGCCATATTGTTGTGGGAAAAATACATTGATTATCTCAATCAACTTAGAAACGAAAAGAACATGATTATCATGCAATTAGCTCATACGAGTATCAAAACTTTTTATCCACCTGACGGTGAAAGTTATGATCGTTATGAGATTGCTTTGCACAAGTCAGCTTCAGCGAAGCTACAAGAGCATAGCGATATTGTTTTGTTTGGTAACTATGATGTGAACCTGGTGAAGTCTCAAGGCAAGATGGGCAAGCAAGAAAAGCGAGCTGTATCTAGTGGCGAGAGAAAACTATGGACACAAGAAAAGCCAGCATGGTTGGCTAAAAATAGATATGGCATGGAAGAGTGCATAGACTTCTCTTTCCAAGCCATTGTTGATGCAATGAAAAAAGGAGATGGAAAATGAGTGATGTAAAAGATTACTTTGAAGGTGGATTGACCACCGAAGGTTTGGAAAAAAAGACCTATGATAGTGGGCCTGTCCCAGAGGGTAAGTATGAAGGCAAGATTGTAAATGCATCTGCCGAAATCAATCCCGATTCATGGTCTGATGGTGAACATCTTAAACTTGAGTTTGAGATAACTAGCGAATCTAGTAAAGGCAGACACTTGTGGAAAACAATTACTTTAGTTGACGAAGATCCAAAACGTGTTGAATGGGGTAAAGAAAGTATCATGCTTTTGATGAGCGCAGCCGGTGTCGGTTCTCTTACTACCTTTGACCAATTGATAGGCAAAGTGGTTGGTTTTACTGTTGAAGTTAATGAAAACGGTTATAACAACGTAAAGTACTGGAGTGTGGCAAGGGGTGAATCACCAAAATCCGAAAAACCGGTAGAAAATGACTCTGATAAGAACCCTTGGGACTAATCAGAGACACCAGACCGTCAGCTTGTGGCATCTGC